AGGCTAACATACCAGCAAAGTTAGAAGTCATGTTTAAGCCACCTTTGAATAGTTCCGTGCCAACCGTTAATGCCGTTGAACCAGCCCCCGCTGCTCCCGCAATACCCGCTGCTCCTGTTGCACCCGCTGCCGCTGTTGCCGCTGCACTTGCTCCACCTGCTGCTCCCGCAACGCCTCCTAATGCCGCTGTTGAACCTGCTGCTCCCGCTGCTCCTGCCGCTCCTGCTCCTGCGCCACCTAATGCACCACCAATGGCGGGTGCTGCAAGAATACCTCCTGCCGCCATTAATGTTGCACCAACTAAGACACCTTGCTTCATTAGCCTATTGTCAGTATCTTCCTTTATGTTCTCCCACGCATCGGTAGCACCTATCTTTTTAGCATAATCCCTTGCTCTTAGGTTGGGGGCTAAACCCAATACAGGCACCCATGAGTTTATCTTACCCCATGTGTTTTGCTCTCCTGAAGCCTTATATCCCAATAAAGCTAAACGTGCTTTCTCCGCCCCTGTTGCATATTGGGGGTCGGTAGCGTACATACTCTGTGGACGTGATAAAGAAAATACAGCCATATTAACCACAAATATAAGATATTGTAGTTACAAAAAGGCTTTAAGTAGTTTGTATTTAGGTATTATGTAGCATAAGCTACTCGGAACTTATTTTCTATCATAGTAATGCGACACAACTTGTCGCCAACATTTGCTATTTCATACTCTTGTTCCATGTACTTGCCCCTTATCCTATCGGTTTGTGTTACACCTCTCACAGGAAACCATAACATACCATGCCTGTACCTTTGTCGTGTGTCGGTAACAAAATTATACACAAAGCTATTGAAGTCCGTTTCACACCTTACCACCGACAATACATCTACACCATCGCTATTCACGTTCATCATAGTACCGTCATAAATCTTTTGTATCTCTACATCGGGTTCTACTACTATCTTAATGTAACTGTTCCTTAACACGCCATAGTACTCACCTCTATTGCCTTGTAAGTGTACATAGAAGTCTTGCTTGCTACCTGTATAGTTACTACTGAAATAGAAGCCCCTGAAAGGGAAGTACAAGTGAGGATAGATGTCATACTCCGTAGTGAATACCCCCGCCATTTCATTATACACCAATGTTAAATCTATCTTTCTATCAACAGGGATAAAGTCATTGCCACTAATAGTTCTACTCCTACGCCATGTCATTACCAATTCATTGTTCTTATAGTCGTACACACCATGAATACCACCACGCCCCTGTGGGCTGTCATACTCTGTCACATTCTTACGATAGAAAGAACATATATCGTAAACTAAGTTATGCACCCCTTTAATATCGCTGATAGGGTCTAAGCCGTTCTGTGTGAAACGATATAACTTACCCAAGTCTACATTCACCCAATAGGTGCTGTTATGCCCCTGTGTTACGCTATGCTGATGCTGACACCCTACATCCGTACTGATATACAATGCCCCCGACAATATACCACTCGAACCTGTTAATATGCTTCCTGTATCGGGGCTACTCAATAACGCCCTCTCATTCACAAACAACCGACCAAATGCCTGTTCCTGTAAGTAGTATAAGAAATTATACTGTAAAAACAATTTGGTTATATCCCCAAATGCACCATTTATGTCTAAGAAGTTATTAGCTAAATTTATTCTATAACTATCTATTGGTTCTCCATATATCTTGCTTTCCGTGTAAATGACCGTGTGGGGGTTGTGCTTCTCATCCCTTATCGCTTCCAATATCGGGGCAAAAAACTGTACGTTTTCCTCGTGCATCAATACCGAATTGATATTGAAATCCTCCCTCTGCTTTTCCTGTATGCCGTTCTTAAAGAATATTTTCTCGCCACAAGCCGTGTTTTCGGGTTCTGTGCCATCCTTCGCAAACTGTCGCCCATACCTTAAAGAGAAATTAATATTGCTCTCCAAAGGAACTATCATACTCACAGCATAATCTCCATAGCAATCACCATCGCAATCACCGTCATATCCTTGACATCCTGTTCCTGAATTTTTAGTTTCACAATCTCTGTACTGTGGCAACAATCTTGTAAAGTCAAAGCCAAAGGGGTAGCAATCTCCACCCCACACCTCTATGCCATTGAACAGTAAACTACCATCCTGCTGTACGGTATCGTCTATTACAGATTGTGTAATCGGTTGGAAGTGTCCGCACATCTGATACACCGTAGTTTCTAAGCTGTTCTGACTATCTTCCGTGCCGAAGTAAGAACTTACAGGCTGTTGGTAGTTAGCCACAAACACCCTATTCCTTTGCGAACTCCCTAAATCAGAACAGTGCAATGACCCAAAGCCCTTAGCAATAATCAGTAAACTATTAGGGCAACCCCAACTAAATTTATTTATCCTACAACAGCAACAATCGTTACCGCTGTTATCAAAGTCCATAGGCGTGAACTGACTGTATATTAAGTCCGTCCTTTGATTATCGTACTCGTCAATGTTATACCCTAAGAATAGGTCTGTCTTGCGTATCTTTCCGTTACCATCCAACCCTCTTTGGTCGATAAACGAAATATCTCCTAAGTTGTAATCAGAAATCAATCCACTTGGGTCGGAAGAATAGTTCTTAGAGTAGTAGTGGCAAATGCTATGACCCAATACATTCAACCTATTATACCCTGCGGTGTTTTCTTGATGTCCTGTCGTTACCCTTGTACCCACCAATTTTATCCTATGGTTGCTCTCCCATGTTGGGGCTTCCTTATACCCAAACATAATATCGGGGGAGTGCATCAAGAATGTACCTTGCCGTGAGCCATACCCGCTATTATCCCTCGCTGAAAATCCACGACCCAATAAACTATTGTTGTAGTAAGCACCTTCTGTCGGTGATACATTACCCTCAAAGCTGTTCTCCGTAAACGGTAGGGGGCGGGTGTATTGGTATCTTGGTATAGCACCCTCTGTTTCATCATTGTTCTCAAAAACAGTGTTGGTGATAATGCCCTGAAACCTCGTTTGTTCGGGTCGCTTCGCCCTTACAATACTAAAACCACTTACATTTAGATTGCCGTTCTCATCATACAATACAGACGCAGGGATAGAAACCCCATTTACCTGTAACCCCATCATTTTGATGTTCCACTTACCTCCGTCTACTTCCGTAAGCCAAAAGTCATTGCTATCGTCATACTGTTCGGGAAACGTATAATCGTCTAAGTGGAATACGTAATTAGGAATACCCTTTCTGTCAAACAATAATACCCCAAAGCGGTAGGTTTCACCACGCCAATATGAAGGGAATAGATGCTCCCATTGCGTACCCTTATAGTTAGGATATTCGTTTACTATCTGATACGTTTCTGTTGCCCCTGTGTAACTCGGTATATCCACCGTAGTGGTTACAGGGTTGACGTGCATAAATGGCTTGGATGTCCAATCATTAGGTAGGTTATCCAATAGCATATTTCGGGTAATAGCCGTTACACTCGCATTGCTTAAATCAGGTTCTAATACCCCCGTTTCTACAATGTTACCCTCAAATATCCTATTATCCTTTTCCGCTAATGTCTTTGCCTTTAACACCGATAGCCTACGAATATTAAACTCATCGGGGGCTAATGGCTCGGCAGCATGGCTTCTATGAAATATCGCTAATGAAGGAGTAGGGAAGCTGAATAACTCTTGGGTATGGAATATCCCAGCTTCCACCGTTTCATTCTCACCTATGCTATACAAATACGCTACGTCAATATATCTAAACCGATTGTCTATGCCTGTTATCTGCAACTCGTTACCGTACTCTGTGGTAATATTAGACGGTTGCATCTGATAGTTAGTGCTATTGGCAGCGTCTATCGGCTCGGAGTTCATTATCAAATGGCGTGTCAGCGGATACCAATCAGTAGCATAACCGTTTGCCGTACGCATACGATAGGAGTATTGATACACGCCTGTCTTTAACGCTCCATCTATCCTTTGAACGTACTTAATACGCCCCATAGACCAATCGGCATACCTTGCTAAACTATGTACCGAATACCACCATATGTACACTCCTGTGCCTTGTGGTGTGTAGTTTATAGACTCTCCCAAAAGAATGTCTATACACCGCCTTTCATTAGAAGATATGGATACACCATCAACCCAATATACACGCTCTATCCCCTCTGCCTCTTTTACCGCTACTGCCTCTATCGTATTGTTTACATTAAAGTTCAGTAAGTCACCATTGGGGTCGTACTTATCATTAAATACTTGCTGATACGTTCCTAACCCCTCGTTGTTAATGGTAATATACCCTATCTCGCTATTCGTTCCGTTGGTAGAAAATATCACTATCTTATCGGCAAACTCCGCTGTGCCAATGGGAGCGTAGTCTACTAAAATGTCACCGTTGTACTCCACCATTGTAAAGGAAAACTTGTTCCCTTTATCGTTCTCCCATGAATAGCCACCGTCACTATTGAACAGTATCCTACCATTCATACTCCTACGGTATGTATTGGGCGGTTGCAACTGTACATCGTTGTCGGAGTGCAAACCACCTAAGAAGTAGTTATTTATTTTAGGTCTTGATTTCTGCATTATAACGGCACTAAGATATAACTCCTATCCCTACCCCTGTTTGACCTGTAACTAACAGGCAACTTGGAGTTCCATATGTTTGATAGCCTATCCATTTCAGCATCGGTCTTGGGGGTGTTGTCAAGGGAACGTGCTACCCTCAACTGATTAGCCCACTCTCTCTGTCTTGTTTGATACACGCCACCATTTACTTTGCCCTCGTCAAAGTTCGCTTGTAACATCTGTAACCGTATAAACGCAAGGATTGCAGGAACGTGGTCTTGCTTTACATAAGGGAAACCCTCTTCGTCTAAAGGTATGGCGTTGTAGGATATTGTCGCCTCGCTTACATTCCTTGATGTGTATATGTAGCACCCATTGGTGTACCAACGTATGCAACCACAAGAACCGTTGTTACCACCGCAAGCGCAGTTCTTATTGAAGTAAGACCCAACGCCTGTGTACATACTTGGATTTGAGCCAAAGCATACGTCTGTAAGCATATACACATCATCGGGTAACTCTATCTTGGTTGTGGGGGCATTAGGCTTTATTGTGTAGTTATTGACTATGTGTAAGCCGTCAAATGTTCCTATTGCCCTTTCAGCTTCAATAATCCAATAGTACAAATGCTCATCCCATTTGCTTATATCAGACCTATTGCTCGTAAGGAGTAGCCTGTTTTTTATTTCAGAAAATGATGCTCCGCAGTCGGCACAATTACCCATGCCACAAAAGTACAATTTCTTTGGCTTACACCCCTTTTATGGCGTTTGAATTACTAATACTTCACAACAATAGATGCTTTTTGTGAGAGAATATCTTTTATCTGCCCAAAACCATATTCTTCCAAAGGTAAATACCTGTCATTGTAAGCAACGCCCCTTATGTCATAGCATACGCCATCGTACTCAAAAACAGCGTGGTCGGCATTGTAAAGTACCCTCCCTTCGGGGAATATTTCTCTAAGTATCATAGCAAACTTCACACAGCTTCCGTTGGTGTAGATGTACTCACTTCCCATAAAGCTATCCCTTATTCTTTTGATAACGCTTAGTATCTTTTTGTGGTGTGAAATCATGGTTATTACCTCACCCTTATCAACTGATTATGCCTCCATACAGCCTTTGTACCCTTCTTTTTCTTAGGTGTCCATTGCATACGCTTGTACTCGTAATCATGGTCGTAGAAAGCCTCATACAGCCTCCTACGCAAACGATACTGTACCTTTAGATACATACGCCACATAACCGTTCTGTATATCACCTGTCCATCGCTATTGAAGAAAATAGTAGGGTAGCTGTTGCCCTTGCGCATGAAGTCATTAATTCCATACTTCTTACCACCGCCTATCGTGAAATCCCTCGCATAGCCTGTGCTTTTCCACCTATCCGCCTTCATCTGCCGAACCACAAAAGTGCCTATCGGTGTCCGTACATCCTCTCCACCCTCTATCAAAGCATCAAAGACAATCTCCAAGTAACGCCTTGCTATACGCTTATACAGATACTCCGCTGCCTTTCTCCTTATCCCATGCGTTTCTATGTAGTCTTGCATATAAGACTTGCTGTACTTATCCCATAGGGTAGGTAAGGTATTGCTCTTTATGTATCTGTACTCACCCAACCTTGTTCCTCTTTGGCTTTCTCTCATACTCCCCTAATACCCAACGTAAGGCTAAGGTTCTTTCAAATAGCTGTTCACGCAAAGATAATATACTTTTGTTAGAACGCTGTGTTAATGTTTTACCAAAGCCCGAAGATACTACATTGGAAAGACCTTCCATCTGCGCCTCACAACGCTGTATCTCTAAACGTATCTGTTCTTCTTTTTTCATCTATCTTTGTTTGCCGTAAAGATAATAAACACTTTATAATAAAACAAAAAAAGGGCAGTGATTTTACTCACCGCCCCTTTATAGTCCTAAGGTATTAGGCTCTTAGCACGCTGGATTTACACCACTCTTAGCCAAATAGCCAGCAGCAGTAGCAGTACCATCAGTGATGTCGTAGAACGCTGTCAGCCAAGCATCGCCATCAGCATCGTTCACCACAAACAACCTGCAAAACTCTTCGCAAGCCTTATAGCAATCCTCACAACCCTTAACAGGGTTCACAACAAAGCTACGGTAAGTGATGTCCAAAGTGTGATAGGTAGCAGCAGCACTAAAGTTAGCAGCAGGAACGCCATCATAAGTCAAGTTAGCAGCTTGCCCCGCACCAACTACGTTGGCAGTAGTAGCAATGTTTACTAAGTTGTCAGTGATGTAATCTACATTGAACGCACAACCCGCTGTGTCAGCAGTAAGCGTAAAGGTAGAACCTGTGTCAGCAGCCGTTACAAACGCTAACGGGTCAGCATTAATCTGTGCTACAAAGCTATCGACAATTTCAGCAGCAGTAGTGTCTGCATTAACGTCTACATTGTAAGTGCGGATTACTACATCCTCACACTGTACCTGCGACAACTGAATTTCATATACAGCAGATGAGCCACAGCAAGTGCCAACAGCAAAACTTGAAGGCGCAATAGTGTTCACTTGTGCAACAGCAGTAGCAGCACAAGTTAAGTCAATGTCCACAATATCAAAGTAATTGATAGTGCGGGTTTCTCCAACAGAAGGTAAAGTAAGTACCCCCGCAGAAATCGTAGGGTCAGCCGTTTCAGCAGCAACCACATCCACGCATTGTGGAATAGGCGTACACACGCAAGGCAGACTTTCAGGAATGGTTTGATGTGCCATTATTTATCTTTTTTTTGTTTTTTCAAAATTAGTTTTCTCTCGTTTCATTCTTTGCCGTTACATATCTCGGAGAGTTCATGTTCTCCAATGCCATGTCACGGGCAATATCCACGATTTCGTTATGGAACTGTATGGGTATATCCAAAACATCAGCAGGACTACCAACAATATCCACAACCTTTGGTCTTTTCAAATATCGAGCGTGCACATTTACGGGTGGCGTAACACTCTTTATCTCCAAGACATCACCAACCTCCTCATATCGAGGGTCGGCATTTATCCCCTTGCTAAAAGGGTCTTGGTCGTCAAGGTCGTCTAACTGTTGGGGGGCAATCCTCCGTGTAATAACATGGCTCGAACCACCCGAACTAACAGTAAAACTTCCTGTCAAACTCAAAAGGTAAAATAAATCAGTCAACAAAGACAAGTCAAAAGTAGAACCCGATTGCAAAGCACTTGTCTTTACAAGCAACCGTAACTTCTCCCTCGCATCTTCATCAACCTCAAACATCATATATACGTTCTGGACAAATTTGTCAACAGCCTTGTTTAGCCAATCCGACTTTTCGTCATCATTGAACCATAACCCCCCACTCTCATCGAGTTCAAGGTCTAACTGCTCTCCCATTTCTGCATACGTCATATAACGCTATTTATTTACCTCTTAGCTACCTCCGAGTTCAATAAGGTTAGTAACGCCTCGTCTTTGACAAGTTCCGACACAATGTCGTCAAACGATACCCCCAACTGATGCTCGTTGAAGTAGAAAATTCCAATTTCCCCTTTGCGGCTTACTATCCCTAAGTCCACCGCCTTGCGCACCAAAATAACTATGTGCTTGTAATCATCCTCATAAGCCTCAATAAAGCCTCTTGGGTCATCATTAGCCTTCTCTATAAGGTTCTTCATAACCCTGTTATCGTTGCCCTCATGCAACCCAAAGTAGTACGCAAATTCACGCCTGTCCTTTGGATTACTCATTTTATCGGCAATAATATTCTTAGCCTTTAATTCCAACTCAAAGCGGTCTACCGCAGACGCATCGTCCATTTCAGGCTCGTCAATAACAAGCAACGGTGCGCTCGCTTGGAACGGATGCAAGTCCTTGTCACGCATCTCCTTCGCAAACCGAAATTTCAAATTGTCAATAGGGTCTTTCAGGTTAAAGTAAATCGGCTCTTCCGATATAGTTACCCCCCATGTCATTTCCCCATACATATTGTAATTAACCTTGTCGCTCTTGTCAAACTTAATCTGTCTGTACCTTCCATCCCTATCACGATACTCCGAAAACTTAATAGGAGCATTGTGCCTCACAAACTCCTTGTTTCTCCTAATAACACCAAAGGTAATCTCATCTTCTACCACTTGTGTCTTTGCTTTGTTACTCGCCATTTTTGTTTATTATATTTTCTAAAAATAAAAAAGTGGTGAGGGTATCTCTACCCCCACCGTTAAATCAAATCATTAGGATGCCGCAACAGCTTTCAGCGATGCAGTTTCTTCAGGATTGAACACCGCAAGCATATGCTCACTCAAATAGTGTTCTTTGTGTCCGTCATAACCACTCGCAGCCCACATTGGCGCACCGCTTTCAGGTGAAATCATACCCGCTTCGTATTTCGCAATGAAGCGTCTGTCACCACGACCTTGTGCGTCAACTCGGTAAGCAGAAGCAATGTTCTGACCCTGACCCGCAGCGTATACAGGGAAGAAGTACATATCGTATGCAGAACTATCTTTACCCTCAATTTGTGTACCTACGTGGATGCGTGGGTCAATGAACAGCATATTCGGCATGAGAACAACATCTTTACCCATGAAAGAGTAAGATTTAAATTGCTCACCAACCTCAATCTCCTTGCCAGCAACAGCGTTGTAGAACAAGGTTTTGTAGCCTTCCTTGAAGTCATCACGCATAGCAGCATCAAACGCTCTTGCTCCGTAACCGTCACCTGTGTGTGCAGTAATCTTGGCATAGGTAGCAGCACCACCGAACTCAATCAGCGATACAATCCTGTCCTTGATTTTTTCCACCAAGTTGCTGTTGTAAGGAACGTAAGTGTCAGAGTTAGCACCCGCAGTCTGCTCAATGTAACCCGCACCTGAAATGATAGGATTGCCCTCATCATCAGTCATCCAAGTTGAACCATTGTCAGTAGTAGTCTTTTGACCAAACCACCTTTGTTGCTCCAATTCCCATTGGTGCTGTTCCAAAAGTTGTTTCTGATAGTTGAAGAACCAATACTTAGAACCATCAGTAGGGTTAGTTACCCATGTAACAGTAGTAAGCAGAGAGTTGTCAACGTCCAAAGACTTACGTGCAATGGTGAACCAGTTGTGATACCAGTCAAGACCCGCTACACGACCATAGCCTTGCTTAGAGCCATTAGGGAATTTAGTTCCAATATGACCCGCTTTTTTGTTTACCGCAAATTCAGAGGTAGGTACTGTAACAACGCTTTTCAGTTTCACGCTGTAACCGCCTGTAACCTTTGTAGGTACAGATACCACCTGAACTACATAACCGCCCTGTGTTTTCAAAGAGTCACCCAATGCAGGGGCATTTTGAGTAAGAGCAATCAGAGTACCATCGGATGCAGTAGAACCACTTACATAACCCCTAAAGATAATAGGAGCAAATGGTCTTTGTTGTACCGCCCAAGATACGTTGTCATTGGCAAGACGTAAACGTCCTGTGCCATCGCTTCCAAATGCGGAAGTCATAAAGTTCATTGTATACCCTTTTTGTGCAAAATGCAGGGTATCAATAACCTGTGGCTTTTTGTTTAGGTTGGCAATCAGGTTGTTCTCCGTCAAACAGACAGAAGAATCGTATGTTGCCTCACTGTATTGTAAGTTATACATGGTTTTCTTTTTTTCGTTTTTTCGTTATCAATGTGTAGGTTAGAACCATCCAACAACAGAACCTTTCTTGCCGTTTCCTTCCGATGCCGCCCGCACACCATCAGATGAATTTCGCAAGTCTTTTAAAAGCTCCTCCGCCTTCTCGCCCTTACCTTTTTGAACAAGCCCTTTTATGATACCGTCCTTACTACGTAAAAACTGCGCTAACTCAATCATCCTTTCAGGATTTCCCTTAAAGGCTTCTTCGGTGATAGTGTTTATATCCTTTTGGAAAGAACCAGCTGTGATGTACTTTGTCATCTCTGTTTTCCATCGGGTAACACCATCTGTATCTTTTGCTACCTTGAAACCAAAAACCTTTTCAGTTTTTCCAATAGCCTTCGATACATTGTTATTGACAGTAGATACGAAGCTCAACTCCTTATCTCGTGCTTGTTTTCTGTCGTTCTCTATCGCAATAGTCCGTTCTTTTATAGAACCCTTTATGCTATTACGAACCTTAATGGCTTCAATCTCTAAATTGCCATTCTTTTCCAATGCACTTATAGTCTTGTCAATATCTTCTTTACTCCAACCTAAAGCCTCGTATTCCGCTTTCAAAAGGTTTTCATCGCTATAACTCAAATATGTCTTTAAGTTTGCAACTACCTTATCTGACGCATCTACAAAAACTTCTTTCGGTTTCGTAGCTTCTAAGAACTCTTCTTCGCTTGTGGCTTTAATGCCTAATTTCTTAGCACCAACAGCCCACCACTCATCTCCATTCGGCTCATCTTCATCTTTCTTTACAGGCTCTTCTGCCTTCGCCTCTTCCTTCCTATCCCCATCCTCATCTTCATCACCGAAATTCATCCAATCAGATACCGTAATATCATCATCGTCATCTTCATCTGTTACCACCTCTGCGCTCTCCGCCTTTGGTGTTTCGCTTTTCGCTTCAACAGCCGTTTCAGTTGTTTCAGCCTTTACTTCTTCTGCCTGCTCTAATGCAGTCTTTTCAATATTTTCTGCCATAATTTATAATCGTTAATTCACAAATTTATACCACCTCAAATAAAAACAGCCCTATTAGCGTTTGGGTATGTCACTTTTTTTCATTTCACTTTTTAAAGCGATTTGCCTTTCTTGCTGTGCCGCACTGATTTCTTCTACATTCTCATCATGCTCTATCTCCATGCGCTTCACATTTTCCTTAGCCTCTTTGTTTATCTGTGCCACCGCTATCGGGGTTTCTCCCTTAATCCTAATCTCTTCGCCTTTCAATGCCACCTCTTGCTGTTTTGCCTGTGCCATAGCTTGCTGTGTAGCCATCTGCTCTTGTTGCATTTGTTGCTGTTGCTTGCGGATTTCACTCATACCCTTTTTCACAATAGCACGTTTTTCCGAAGCGTTTTGACCCTCTTCCATTTCCATTAGAACGTCTATAAACTCCGCACCACCACTCTGTAACGCCAACTGTGAGAGCGCTTCCAACCTCTGAATAGCCTTTTCATCACTCGCATCGTTCTTCACAAAGATGCCGTACTCATAGTTTGCCATATCAGAGGTTACTTCCATAGGGATTATCTCCTTATCACCTAACCATACTTTTACATCTCCCTCTTTCCACCATGTTTTCATCTTATCAGCGGCATCGTTCAAAGACATTTCC